TGCGACGAAGCCTATTTGCCAGAACGCACCGACGTTTGCTATACGGGCAACCTGCTAGCGCAATGGGTCAAGAATCCCGAAAAGTTTGATGCCGGGTTGGCGAAGTTAACCGCCATGCGCGACGCGCGCGATGTGCCGATTTACTGCCAACAAATGGGGCGCCGGTCTAGCGACGATCCCGATTGCGCTTTCATGCGCCGCGCCTGCCAGCGCGCCCACGATGAACGCCTAGGCTACGCTTGGTGGGAATGGAAGAATCACGTTAAGGGCAACCCCGATTCCTATGGGATCAATTACCCCGCCAAGGATGGGTCTTGGGTTCGCAAACAAGCCGAATACGACACGTTGGCCGAATTCTGGCAATAGGGATATCGCACGCCGCCGCCCTATGGGAATAGCGCGGCGACTTACAACCTAGGTTGCCCCCATGATCGGCGCGCTTGCCGGTCGCCGCATATAGGCATAAGGTCTAAAGCCGTCCGCCCCGGACGGCTTTTTTATGCCCGCGCGCCATGTCTGGAATTAACATCGATGCTGCTTTCGAAGCGCATTACGGGCATTTGCGGGGCGCCGAACGCCGCGCGAAGCGGGCCGAATTCGACCCCTATTCCCGCCGCGCCATCAATCAAAGCTTGCAGCAGATGATTATGGGCGCCTTGCAGGAAGTCGGCGGGCAAAAATACCTTGTCAAGCAAGCCGAGCGTTACCCGGTCGCCTTTATGGCATTGGTCGCGAAGATGCTGCCCATCGAGTCGCGCGACGGCGGCGGGCAGACAATGAAAATCATTGTCGAAACAACCGGCGGGACGCCGGTATACGCCGAAGACGCACCCGGCGTCATTAATACCCCCGTCAAGATGCTATCGCGCCGGCAAGCCGAGGGGCTAGTCACCGAAGCCGAAGCCCGCGAAATCGACCCACTGTGCCAGCGCAAGACGCTAGACCGCGCCGAGGGCAAGTAATGCCAACATTCCGCATCGATGGCGGAATGACGCCGCGACCGTACCAACGCCATTACATGGCGGCAATGGACGACGGTTGCAAATTCGCGGTTTGGGTTATGCATCGGCGCGGCGGGAAAGACCGAACCGCCCTGGCGCAAGCTTGCCGGCAAGCCTTCGTCCGCACCGGGCTTTACTGGCATTGCCTGCCGACATTGAAACAAGCACGAAAAGTCGTTTGGGACAACATTACGTCCGAAGGGCTAAACCTGATTAGCCAAACATTCCCGCGCGAGCTCGTCCGCAAGAAAAACGAACAAGATATGAAAATTGAACTAGTCAACGGTTCAATTATTCAACTTGTCGGCGCCGATAACTTTAATGCGTTGGTCGGCGCGTCTCCGGTGCATGTCACCTTTTCGGAATGGTCGTTAACCGACCCCCGGGCTTATGATTTCGTGCGCCCTATCCTGCGCGAAAACAACGGGTCGGTTAGTTTCATTTTTACGCCCCGCGGTTATAACCATGGATATAAAACGCTGCAAGTAGCGAAGAAACTGCCCGGCGCGTTTTGTTCGGTTATGTCCGTGAAAGACACGGGCGTTTTGTCGGAACTAGATATCAACATGGAACGGGCGTTAGATATGCCCGAAGAGTTGATACAGCAAGAATATTATTGCGATTTCTCCGTTGCCAATGTGGGCGCCATTGTCGGGCGCCTCGTCGCCGAAGCCGAACGTGCCGGACGAATCAATGTCGATACCGTTTTTTCCATCGGATCGAAAATCGTTGTTTCGTCCGACTTGGGTTATCGCGACGCCGCCGCGTTTTGGTTTTGGCAACTTCGCCGGGGCGGGTTTGATTTGATCCATTATGACGAAGCGTCCGGCTTGGACGCCGACGCGTGGATTGATCGTCTAAACGCCAGCGGATACGAAATTGATACGCTTTATTTGCCGCATGACGCCAAGGCAAAAACCATGGCGACGCAGCATAGCGTGATTGATATTTTTGCCCGCCATTTCCGTTGCGAAATGGTGCCGAAATCGAAGATGCAAGACCGAATCAACGCCGCGCGCGTTGTCTTGCCCCGCTGCAATTTCCATACGGACAATTGCGCGCGCGGCTTGGAAGTGCTGCGGTCTTGGTCGTTCAAATGGGACGATGAACGGAAAGTATTTTCGAGCGAACCAAATCACGATTGGGCATCGCACGGCGCCGACGCGTTTTCCTACGGCGCGCAAATGGTGATTGAACAAGCGATGCCGATGCCGGCGCCGAAGCCGGCGCAAGAGGCATACGGCGCGCATTACGCCTTTTCCCTGCAAGACCTATGGCGCGACATTCGCGGGCGTGCCCGGATATAGGGGGCTAGCATGGTCGATTACGTCACCGGCGACGCGCCGACCCTAGACGATACGGACGATGACGATTCGCCCGACACGGGGCAAGGCTTGGGCAAAGATCAATCCGCCGCCCTGGCGACGAAATGGGGCGCCGAACTGACCGCCTCCAAGCGTTGGTTGCAGAAATTCACCAAGGCCGCGCGCGCCTGCGAAAAGGCGTATCTAGACGAACGGGACAACGGGTCGGGCGGTTCGACCGGCGTTCCCGAAGAATCGCGCGTTAACCTGTTTTGGTCGAATACGCAGGTAATTCTAGCGGCCATTTACGGCAAGCTTCCCCAAGCGGAAGTTGACCGCAAGTTTAAAGATTTCGACGATGACGTTTCCCGCGTCGCCGCTATTATCTTGCAGCGCATCCTAAACGCCGACTTGGAGCGCGAATACGATGATACAAACGCCGCAATGCGCGATGCCGTCTTTGACCGTTTTATTGTCGGGCTTGGGCAGGTTTGGTGCCGTTATGACGTTGATATAGAAACCTACGAAGCCCCGCAGGTTGACCCGTTAACCGGGATGCCGCCGACCGACCCGCAAACCGGGCAACCCGTGCTAGACCCGCAAACGGGGCAACCCCCGACGCAAACCGCGCAGCGGATCATTAACGAGGAAGCGGAAGTTGATTACGTCTATTGGGACGACTTCCGTTATTCGCCATGCCGCCGCTGGCGCGAATGCCGATGGGTCGCCCGCCGCGTCTATATGTCGCGTAAGAAATTGCGCGACCGTTTCAAACTTGGGGACGATCAACTAGCGCTTGTCCCGATGGTTTCGCGCACGCCGGGCGACGGCGGCGGCGGGAACGATGACGTTATCAAAGCAACCGTTACCAAACAGGCGGCGGTTTGGGAAATATGGGACAAGGAAACCAACAATGTTTGTTGGTATGTGGAAGGATGCGCGTTTGTCTTGGATTACAAGCCCGATTACCTAAAGCTAGATGATTTCTTCCCGTGCCCGGAACCCGTACACGCAACGACCCTTACCCGGGCGTTCATTCCGCGCAGCGATTACGCCATGGCGCAGGATATTTACAACGAACTAGACCGCATCAATTCGAAGCTTGCGCGCCTACAGGAAGCCGTAAAGGTTGCCGGGGTCTACGATAAAAACGCCAGCGGCGTTAAAACGCTTTTGTCTTCGAATACGGAAAACACACTAATTCCGGTTGAAAATTGGGCGGTATTCGTAGAAAAAGGCGGCATGAAAGGCGTTGTTGATTGGTTGCCCATTGAAGCGACCGTTAACGCCATCGTGCAACTGAATCAACGCAAGCAACAATTGCAGGAAGATTTGTATTCCGTCTTGGGCATCGCGGACATTATGCGCGGCGCATCCGCCGCCAGCGAATCCGCAACGGCGCAAGCCATTAAAGCAAGTTTTGGGGGCGCCCGGCTTGCCAATGTGCAAAACGAAATTGCGCGCTTTGTGTCAGATACGATGCGGATTCGCGCCAATATCATTTCTAAGTTATTTCAACCGGAAACGATCCTAGAGCGTTCGTTAATCATGCGAACGCCCGACGCACAAGCCGCGCCGCAAGCGGTCGCCCTGCTAAAGAATTATGGCGTTGCCATGCATTCGATTAGCGTTTCCGCCGACAGTTTGGCGGCGCCAGATTGGGACGATGAAAAGGCAACCCGAACCGAATTCATGGGCGCGGTTAGCAATTACCTTATGGCAGCGGCCCCGATGGTTTCGCAAGACCCATCGACGGGCGGTTTCTTGGTGCGTT